TTTAACACCCCCCACCGTCACCTGACCATTCTTTTTAGAGTATCTAGCTTTTTTACTACCCATTGCCTCTATTGTTTTTTCTGCAGAAGAATCAGATACTATCGCATCTGCTGTATTATCTTTATTACCTTCAACACTTTGATTCTCTCTTTCCGCACCATAATATTTTCCAATATTACCATGAATAATATGAACAGTTTTAAATGGTATAATTGCTTTCTTAAAAGTAGTCATACCAGAAGCAAACGCAGCTAATGCATTTAAATCAACTGTAGAAATACTTCCCATACCCTTTAAGATTTCTTCCTTACCTTTATCAAACCAATCTTCATTTTTTTCCAAAACACCAATAATTTTATCTTTCCATGCTTGAACATTTTTACCATCTGCAATTTCCTTGGCCATTTTTACACCATTTAAAAATAAACCAATACAAGCAGCAGTTTCCATTTGTGGTGTACCCCAATTAATACCATCACGGCTCGCATATTTATTGAACCAAGTATCAGGATTTCCTACCAGCTTAAATTCAGTTTTTTTGAAAGATAAAAATGTTTTAATTGTTTTATCTTTACCGATAGATACAACAGGTAAATTTTTCTTTGGCTCAATCTTCTTAAAAATAGTATCACCATCTACTTTTGATTTCAGTTTGGCAGTTTTCATTGCTTCTGCAAACTTATCAATTTTTGGTGGTTTCAAAACTACCTCTGAACCATATGCATATCTAGGTTCATGCACATTAGCTTCACAAAGAAAAATTGGAGAGCTATCTTCACAAAGACTGTTTATCGAATCTGTAATATTTTCCGATAAAGTTAAAAACTTCTTAAAAGGTTTCATTCTTTTTCTTGTTTCTTTTTCGTTGCCTTAATAAACAAATCTCTTTTAAACAACGGATTTGTATCTTCAAACGCATCTGCAAACTTTTCTGCAATATGTTTTTTTATCGCGGCACTAACAGTACAACTTCCAATTATATCAGCAATCAACTGAAAATGCTGCTTTGACATTTTTGCTTCTGTAATCTCTTTAAAATTTTTCATAGGTTTTCTATATCCTCTAATATACAAAGTGGACATTCCTCGACAGGTATTGATCGAAATGGACAGACATTATCGTGATCGCTAGCTTTAATATTCAAACTCAGGAGAGAATTTTCACCTATTTTCTCACCCTTCTTCTTGCGTACATCCTTAAACATTTTTTTTATTTTCTCATTCATAATTCATATATATTTATAATACTAGGTATACTACTATTTATAAGAGTTTATATCTTCCAATTATCAACTTTTCGTTGTTCTGGCTTCATTTTCAAGACAAACGGATTAGATGCTGTATCAGCTTCCGTCTTTTTTTCATAATATTTATTACTGCCATCATTGGCTAATAAAGGTTGTTTATCTTCATCAATATCCTCTAATTTCATTCTTTTCTTAATAACATTAACCAAGAACTTACTATTCATAGATAAATCACTATATCTATTTTTCAACTGTTTAAATAAAATTTGATTCTTACTACCAGGATTTCCATCTTTAGCAATTATGGCCATCATTAAATCAGCAGTTGCAGGAAGTCCGAAACTTTCTGATGTATTAGTTAAATCAGGATCACTACTACCAAATCCCTCTCTGTTTAATTGAGAACTTGTAATAATAGGAACATTACATTCTACTGCTAAACCTCTAATCTCCTCAGCAATAGATTTAATATAAATGTAAGTATTCATATTTGCTGCCCACTTAACTCTACTAGACGCACAAATATTTAAATAATCTAATATAATTATTTGAGGTGTAAAATCTGATTTGATTTTAAGTTCCCGAATTAACGCACGAAAATTACCAACATGAGCTCCTGCTGTTGGATACTCTTTAATGATTAATCGTCCAACATTTAATTTATTTAACTTCTTTTGAAAACTGTCTTTCGGAATTATATGTAATTGGTCAAGATCAATATTCATTAAATTGGCATCAATTCTTTCTGCTATTCTTTCTTCCGCCATTTCCATAGTTATATATAAAACATTTAAACCCTGTTTCATATACTGACTAGCCAAATGAGTCTTAACTAATGTTTTACCAACACCAGTTCCACCAAGAAATACTGTCAAAGTTTTTGGTGTTATACCACCACCTGTAATCTTATCCAACATTACCATATCAAATGGAATTTTCGATTCTTTCCTATGATAAAATTCCCAACGATCATCACCATTCTCCATATAATTATGTCCTACACTTTGATCTAATGAAACAGCTAATGCTTGTGTAAGAATTTCTGGTATTGCATCTTTAGAAGTTTTTTTATCTTTACCTTCAAGAATAGAAATACTTTCAACAATACCATTATATACGGCTTGATCTTTTGCCCACTTCTCTGATTCTTTTATTAACCATTCTTCATCATCTGTTTTCTTTTTATATGTACCTAAAAGTTCTTCACACCCCTTTAAAGTTGTTTCGTTTAAGTCATTTCTATTTGTTAACTTTACTAATAATGATTCAACAGTAGGTGGTTTATTATACTCGGAAATATGTTTCTGTATTTCCATAAAAATAATCTTCTCATTGGCATCTTTAAAATATTCTGGTTTTAAAAAAATACCTATAACGCTTGAATAATCACCATTATACAACAAATTCTCCAATATCAATTGTTCTGTTCTCATATTATCCTTTATTCAAAACGTCCATTATTATTTTCTTTTCTTCACTAACACTAATTGACAAAAATGGTTTATAATTTCTTACTAGTTTAATCAAATCTTTAGAAGCTGGATCAATCAATTTTTTCTCTAGAGGTGTGAGAAAATCTAACATAATATCAAGTGTAGTAAATGTTTCCAATGTTATCGTTTTAGATAAAACAAGTTTTATTATAGAAGGATGATTAATTCCCTTTGCCTGAAACAACTCATCAAATGTTTTATCATACTCACCCATATACTTCATAATTTCCTCTGTATCACGTTTTAAGTAAAAATGGAAATTATTCATTCGTTCTTTATATTCTTCATATAAATCACTATCAAATCTATCTGGATATGTTATATCATTAGTAAATTGCGATAAATAAAAAAATAACAAATCCTCTTTATTTTCAAATGTTGTACCAAGTTTCTTAAACATTGCTCTATGTACTGACCATCCCCCACCTTTACCAGCTAATTTAGTGAATTGTTTTTCCATAGAAGATTCAGTCATATTTAACTTTCCATTATACTTAAAATAATCATATCCTCCTTTTCGACTTTTAGTAAAATGTGCATATAATGCTTGATATGTTATCCATGCATTAAAGGTTTTCTTGTTGTTCTGCTTTACTACCATAATTAAACTCCTTAAATACAGCTTTCTCAAGTTGTTTCATAACATCTTCAGTAAAATATTTTTCAGGATCATTTACAATCGTTTTCTCGAACGCCTTCCCGACTGGTGTTTCATACCTAGTTGACACTTTCTTAAAAATACCATATTTCTCTGCAATAGGTACTAACCCATAATACTTATCAAGACCCTTATCATAATCCAACATCATTTCAACAACTGATTCTTCTTTAGTCATTCTACCTTTAACTAATTTTGCTTTAATAATATTACCAACAACATCAGTTCCATCTTTATGTTTTCGTTTTCCTAACGTAACAATAGTTGATGCAGCATACTTAATTCCTCCACCACCAGAAATCTCTTTCTTCGGGAACATACTACCAATCGCATCATATGTATGATTAGTTATTATTAACGGAATATTATGTTTTGATAACATCAATGCCAGAGTTCTGAATGTTCCACGAATCATTGGAGCTCGTGTCATATCTCTTTTATCAGAACCACTTGCAACATCACCCATTTCTTTTAATGTAGAAAGATTACCAAGTGAATCAAGAAATATCATTAATTTACCTGTACTACGTTTACTATTTTCAATAATTTTAACGCATTGTGTCCTAAACTCCTCTACAGTAGCTACAGGAAATAACCCAATACGATTTGTATCTAATCCTCTCTCTTTAATCATATCAGATGTCAATGCACCTTCAGATTCAAAATAAATTACAATATTGTCTTTATCTTCTCTAAGAAAATTATTTGCAATACTGAGAGTAATAAAAGTTTTACCTACAGCTTCTGATCCCGCAAAACAAGATATCTTGTTAGATGGAACACCACCATACATTGATCCAGACAATAATGCATTTAAAGAATACGATCCAGTAGATAAAAAATTAGAACAATCCCCAATAATACCAGAGGATACAATCGACGCCATATCATTATCAGACTCCTTTATTAGTTGTTTAATAAAATCCTTCACTGCCATAATCATCCCTCCTTATTAATCATTAAATCCTTCACCTTTTAAAAAATGAGAAAACCGATGGGAAATAATTGTAATGAATAACTTCAAAACACTATCTTCGGTATATTCCCCTACATCACACTTATATATCCACATACATTCTCCTCAAAAAAATGATTCAAGACTACCAACATTTTCATGTTTCCAACCAATCGCATTTAATATATTTTTTACGGGTTGAAGAAATGACTTATCAAATTGTGTATCATAATCTATATATTTTTCTAATTTAAATTCTTGTGGTAAGACAGAAGAAATAGCAATAACATTTTCACCAATATTATTAGGTTCTTTCAGATAGGCAAATTTAATCTTATCACCATCACGAATTAATTCATATTTATTTGTAAGATTATACTCTTTTAATAAATGATTATACAATAAAACACCTCTCACATGAATAGGTGTTGCTTTAACATAAATATCTTTTGAAGATTTA